CGTCTCTGCTTCCCCACAGATAACAGCCCTTGCCTTCGTTTAATTTGCAATTACCGAAATGAAGAGCGGCGGCAAGATCGCCATAAATCTGAATAAAACGTACGCTGCTGTCAAGCGGAGCGAGTTTAAGCCTGCCTGTTTCAGAGTCTACGCTGAATTCGCAGTTCTCAAACTTTGCTTCTTCCAGTATCTCCGCCGCTTCTGCTGGAGCGAGTTCTGTATACTCGGCGTCAGTAAAGTCGATTGTTTTTGTCTGTACTGCTCCGCTACCGACTTTTATCTTGAGTGTCGCTTTTTTGTTTTTAAGCGCACCCTCGATATTTACAGTACCCGAAAACCCAAGCAAGTAACCCTGCAAATAAGCCGATTTACCGCCCGGGTTCTGTCTCATCATTATCCAAGCGTATTCAAACAACTCGTATAATCTTTTTTTGATACCCATTTTCTTTCTCCTAATTTAAAATAATCGGGATATAAAAATCCCGACTCATAGCCAATGTATTATCTCCTTCGTCTACATAAAAACTTGACCACCCGCCGGTACTGCGGACGGTTATGCTTTTTCCGTCATATTCAATAGGCTCTCTTAATAAAAAAGAAAGCTCTACTAAAAGATAATTTTTAAGCAATTCGTGAGTTCCTAAACCCATGTGTGCGATGAATTGAAGTAATTCTCTGTCGCCTCCGGCATACGGTTTGATTGTCAGGTAAGGGGTGGGTTTCTTTGTCATGTCATCGCCGAAAAACTTGACGTTTTTAATACTGCCTTGTTTCAAGCGGTTTAGAAGTTCGGTATAAAAGCTCACTTCTTGCCTCCAAAAACCTCACGGGCAATTTTGAAGAAACTTGCCCTAAGCCCTTCAATGGTCGGTTTCAAGATTGCGTATTTGCCGTCTCCGTCCCGTTCAAGGTATGGTCCGTACTCAACTCGGTGCATAAGCTGAATCCCTATTGCGTCCTTGTCATCAATGACGCTACCCTTGATCAGCTTTCGTGCGTCCCCTGTTCGGTCTGTCCACGGAGCATTTGCTTTTGCAATTTGCTCGGCTTCTGCAGCATATTTTTCGCAAAACGTATCCCGAAACCTTGCGATTAACCTATCCTTCGCCGCCTGTACGTCAGGCATTATTTAACCTCGACAAGCGGAGCCTGTGTACAAACAAAGCCGCCGCCAAACGAAGGTCTTGAAACTACGCCAACGGTGTACTTCTTGCCTCTCCATTCCAGTTCGTCATCTTGATCGATGTTTGCGTCAAATCTCGCAAGCACATACGGAGTGGTATCAATAGTCAATCCCGCCTCCGATTGTTTTGCCGCCCATACGCCCCCCGATTGATAACCGACTCTGCAAACTACTCGATGATTCTTTTTCTCTCCGCTCGGAATAAGCTGACCTCTACCGTTGTCTGTTTTCATATCACGGGTAATGCTGCCGATGTCCTTATCTTCTTCGATGAGGCGTTCCATACCCATACGCATTTGGTAAAGTCTGCTCATTCTTCCAGCACTCCCCCAACAGGTCGCCTGACAGTATCAAGCATTCTTCCGCTGTTCAGTCCGGCTTCCGCTTGTTCTTCTTCAATCAGTGATTTTCGTAAAGCGTTGTAATAATCAAGTACCTCGCCTAAAGAAGGGAAGCTCACCGACTGACCGCCTGCGTTACCCGATGTAATATAATCAGCAGGGTCGATACGAGCGATCAAGTTGTCAATTAACCTGATCGCCGCTTTTATATGCCCAAGCCCCTCGATAAGACCTTTGATGTATCCGTCTGAAAACTTGAGAACGTACAACCGCCATTCAACGCCGTCAAAATATTTATACTCGCCGTTTCCGGTCGTGTACGCAGTCTTTTCAGGCGCTGTTTCAGGCAGTTCTTCTGTATAGACAAAATCCGCAGTTACGGGATCACCGATTCTGCGGCGTACTTCAAAGATTTCTTTCAGTTCATCAGGGGTCATAGCTCACCTTAAAATGACAGGCGGGGTTTCCCCCGCCCTGTTCTTAGCCAACTGTCGGCAGGGTAACTTCAATTACCGCACCGTAAGCCTTACCGCCTTGTGTTACAGGTTTAACCCAATCGGTAAAGACACCTCTAATCCTGTGCCATGCTCTATGTTCAGAAGAGAGTGAAAGCACATCACCTTCTCCAATATCCATAGTTTCATTGCGCTTGATCAGTCTGTATCCGCCGAAAGAGTCAACTTTGACAAACACATAAGCCTTTCCTAACGGAACGCCCGGATATGACAATGTATCATTTCCGTATTTGAATCCGTGGTTCAAGCCGCAAGCGTAAGGTATTATTCCTGACAGCGGAAGAGCTTGAGTCAACTGTTGTATACCGCCGACACCGGCTAACGCTCCGTTTGCAACAGGCTGAATGTCAACCAAGTCAAGCGGATTAACCAACAAGAATATATCATGGTTGTATTCTCCATTTGCCTTGCCAAGAGGTTTGTTGATTAAACGAACAGCTTTTCTGATAGCGTTTCTCAACGTATTATGAAGCTGTAAGTCGTAGGTAGCTCCGGCTGTATCTGCCGCTTGGCTGTGGGCGGCGTCATAAGTGATACCAAAAATATCACCAAACAAGTCTTTATTCTTGTGGTCTGCCAATATTCTGGCGGCGCTTTCAATAAGTTTTTCAGTCTTGTGGAAGGGGTTAAAAATAAGATTTCTTAAGGTTGTCTTATCGCCGAAACCCCTGATTTCCTGTTCAACAGAATATTTTTCAGCCAATGCGTGTTCCAAAAGCGGAACAGTATCGCCTGAACCTTTTATTACCTCTTCCTTGCCGACATACGGTAATTGATCCAAAAGGTTTGTAGGATCGGTAAAATCTTCGTTTACGATCTCTTTCAACAGAACGGCGGCATAATCAGGATATTCGTCTTGCTGTCTTACAAGATCAATCGTCATGAGCGTTGTTAATGCTGCGATTGTCTGTCGATCATATCCTGTAGCCGCATTTTTCTGCGCTTCAAGTTTGCCTGTAAGATTTACACGATCACGAAGTATCTCTTCACGTCCTGCGCTGTTTAACCAGCGTTCTCCGGTTACTTTGATCGTCTCTTCGTGAGCAACAGAAGCGACTGCGGCTGATAAATTGCTTTGAGCCGTACCGTTATAAGCACGGACTTTCCGTACCTTTCCAACAAGGTCTTTTCGCATTGTTTCTGCGTTAAGTAATTTCATCGCTTGTCTCCTTAGCCTGTAACAGCAAAGTCAAAAGACTGTGCATTAAAGGCAACTATCGTACCAAACAGTTTGTTTGATCCGGCAGTAGTAGTGAGTGTATTTGTCGAAGTGATATACACGTCCGTACCGATTGCGGGCGTTCCTGTAAGATCGGTTACCGCTCCGTTGAAAATAGAAACGGGTTTGCCGATATTAACGCTTCCAAGCTCGCCTTGGGCTGTTTTGTAATCAGAGAAACCTTTAAGGCTTCCGAATACACAAATCTCACCCTTCTCTTTTGCGGAAGGGAAAGCTATCTGAATATGGTCAGAAAACGATTTCTTTTCAAAAACCATTTTATACCTCCCTTATGTTAGAAGTCTTTTTGTCGCCGCTTGCGTCCTCTGCGGCAACCCTTGTATCCGCCTGTTTTGACCGCAGAGCGACCATAACTGGATCCGTTTTGAGACTCTCAACAGCAGAGTTAAGCTGTTTGCCTCTCAAGCCCTTGAGCTTGTCTCTTGCGTAAGTGTAGACGGGATTATTTTCGTCCTCACCTTTTGCGTTCTTAATCTTGCTTCCGCCGGAAAGCTTGTTGGCTTCGGCTTCCACGACTGATTCAGCCGCCGCTTCCACTTCATCAAAAGCCGCTTTAGCCGCTTTCAGAAGTTCTTCGATAGGGGTATCAAGGGGAAGCTCAAGAGCTTCGGCGATACCCTTTGCGAGAGCCGCTCTCTGTTCATCGGTTGCGTTACGGAGTTTATTCTCCATGCCGAGTTTTGAAACAAGGTCTTCAACCGTGAGATTGTTATTCGCAATGGCGTTTTTAAGCCACTGGATAATTTCTTCTAAATTCATACCGTTTTTCTCCTTGGTATTTTTAGTTTTTTGTGCGATTGCGTTTAACACCCGTCCGGCAAGCGCCTTGTCAGAAGCAGATTGCAGGTTTACCGCATACTTCCGAAACACTTTACCGTCTTTTACAAGCGTATCGCTTTCGCTGTCCATATCTATAGCGCCCTTTTCAATGAGCGCCATAACTTCTTTTTCGTCCACCGAGTTGCCGATGGTCTGTTCCATTGCTCCTTCGGGAACAAGGTCGTTTCTCGGTCTGCCGAGTTCTTTTGTAAAGTAAATTTTTCCGTCATTGCCTCTTGTCGGTTCAACATCAGCAATGATAGAGAGTTCAGGGATACCGGCTTTGAAAGAACGTATCACAGCGGCGTTTGAGCCGTTCCAGCCTTCCGGCGGAACCATTACTCTAAAATAACAGACCCCTTCTTTTTCGCTCTGCATTTGAAGCTCACCGCCGATTGTGTAGAAGTCGTCTGTAGAGTGTTCGTGTCCGTCCTTACTGCCAGCCATAGGATATTGTTTCATGTAGTCTAACACAGACTGGAAGTATTCTGCCGTGTATATACCGCCTGTTCCTTCTGCCGGAACTTTAACCGCTTCTACAAATTCGTATGCTCCTTCTGTCTTTATGGCTTCAAGGGCTTTTGGCGGTATAAGTATAGGAATCTTGTCTGGTGAAGGCAGATCGGGGGTTGCTTTGTTTTTTAAGCGGAGATAAGTCGCCGCATTCATAAGTCTTAATCGTGTAATCAAAACAAGCCCCCTTATTTCTTAACAGGTTCGGCGGGCGGCTCCACGACATCTTTGTCGGGATCGGGTTTATCGCCATCGGTGGAAGTATCAGGTTTTTCTGTTCCTGAATCTTTCACGGGTTCGGTTACAGCAGTTTCGTCCTTGACAACTTCTATTACGTTGTGATTTTCACTGACGGGTTTACCGGCGTCTGAGCCGTTCCAGCCTTTATTAACCGAGCCTTCCGCCAGCTCTACGACTTTAGCGCCGTAACATTCGCCGTTTTGGTAGGCAAACGCCAAGGCTTGCGCCATGTTCTGAAACTCTCTGTCAAGAGTTTTTCCGTTGATTGATATTTTTATCATCTGTTACTCCTTATATTTTATTTAGCTTTCGCTAATAATCCCAAATCTTAATCCTTGCACCCTCACGGCGTCAGTTTTACCGCATCAATGTACTTGTTGCACATCTCGTACTTGATCTTCTAACCATCTGTCCCCCCAATATTTCCGGTTGTTTACCCTTTGTGTATCTGCAAACTAAAGTATGCAGGCACTCCGCCGTATGTTCCTGTATCCCAATTCTCCGTTGCAGTAACAGCATTACCGGCAAGGGTGTTACCGGCATTGGAATAATTAAGGTTGCTAAGAATAACAAGCCTCATTTGAGTCGAGGTACTCCATCGCAGGATGCCGTAGATTTGCCCGCTAATACCGCCGTTAACAAAACCGTTTACAAAATGATTGGTATTTATACCCTGATAAACGAATGAGGCGTTCATATCCGCTCTTCTAATTGCGTATGAGTCCCGCCCTACTTCCTGGTTGACCCCGAACCGAAGCGTCACCCGTATTATATCGCCCGCATTCAAAGGCGTGTTTGGGTGGCTAATATCAAGCTGGCTTGGCGTGTTGTTTCCAGGCAAAGTTGCCTGCGAGGCTAAGAGAACCGGCGTTTGCGCTGTGCCGTTGTTTATAAGCTGTATAAGTTGCTCGTAGGTTATATCTGTTCCTGTAATATCGCCGCCGCCATTAAATTGCGCTATGCTGTTTGTACTACCGTCTTTTTTGTGTATGCTGTAATAATTTAGTTTCAAACGGAATGGCTGAGTTTCATTTGTAACTTGTCCATTTCCGTCAAAAAAAGCTACTTCATTAACGCTGTCGCCTTTTACAAGTTGCATTGCGTTACCGCCGCCAGCACCGCCACCGCCGCCGCCAAGTTTCTTTTTTAATAATGCGTATAAAATTGGAAACGTCATATTTGCCTCCAGCCGTTACTACCAAGAATATAACAATCACCTGTACTGATAACAAAAGCAGTTGAACCTATTTGTATCTGGTCAACCCCGGGCAAATTATTTATGTCGGCAGTGTCATCAAGAGAAAAGCCTACAACATCTTTGCTGTTTCGGTTTCCGTTTAGATCTGCCAAGTTTTCTCTGCTGGTTACAGCTATCATTCTCCCCTCCAGACCAAAAAAAAGGCGACACTTCGCCCCACGATTTCTCGTAAGGATAAGTGTCGCCTCCGTTCTTCGGTAGCAACTTATTATTTAACTGTCTATGTTATTTTAGGCATATCTTAAAATATTTGTCAAGCGGTTTTGAAATATTTATTTAAGGAAAACAGGGGCGTTTCTTATCAGAAGGGCGTGGGGTATGTATAGACTTGTCTTTATAAAGCCGCCCTCTGGTTTGGACGATATAATCAAGCACCTGTTTTTCAGGAGACAGCAAGAAGGTAATCTCGCCGTACTGTACCCCTTTGAATATCTCGTCTATTTCATCATGTAGCTGTTTGGTTAGCTCCATAAGTCCCTCCCACAAGGTCTTTGTATCCCAACTTAAAGAGTATGATAAGCGCATATCTAAGTCTTGTTTTAAAGTTACTCCCCAGCATAGTCGAAAGATAAGTCTTAGACTGGTCGCCGACTTCTGCCCTGACTATCTTTCTGAGCTTCTTGTCTTTTTTACTGCTCATGCACCCTCCCAAACTCTTTTAATATTTCGTTGGCTTCTTTGATAGCCTCGTTTCGCTCTGCGTCTGTTTTGGCAGATATAATTCTTGCCGCAAAAAGGTTGGCTGAGTATCCAAGTACAGCGGCAGTTTGTATGTTTTTGGCTATAAGCGCAAAGCCTTTTTCAATATCAGTTTTAATCTTGTCCATAATGACTCCTTAAAAGTTAAAGTTATTGTTACTGCTTGGCCACATATCATACCGCTTTGTTGTTCGCCAAACAGGTTATTAATTTGCTCCCACTGTTTTTTGGACAAACAGTCATCACATAAAGGCGGAACTACGCTATATGAAAATTGGCTTTGATTTATTATACCACCTTCTGATAAAAAACCCAAAATTTATAACCTATTCTTGATTTATTCAATTTATCATCTGATATAAAATTTATTATAACTTTTTTAATTGAATTGTCAAGTTTTATGCTTGTTTATTTCTATGTTTCTCTGCCGCTTTTGCTCGGGCTGGATCGTGGCAGGCGTATCCGCCATCAGGATAGAAATATAAAACCCTTTCAAGTCCATGCTTGCGACCGCTATTAGGTTCTATTCCTTTACTGACTATACCGCCTCTTTTTAAGAGTATATCTAACATTCCTGACTTACCGCTTTTTACATAAGAGCCGATTTTTTCTGCGGCTTCGTTTGTTAATTCTATATCCATTGTTCTAAACTTTTTCTTTTATCATTTTATGGCGTTTACCGTTAAGCTCCCTGAAGTAATCATCTTCATCTTTAGACGGGCTTGCTTTTTCCTTAAATCTTTTTATTAAAATAGGTATGCCTACCATAATCCACCATGACATGACCACCATGCCGGAAGACATACCGTGTCCGGGGTCATATCTCTTTATATAGATTTTCTCGCCGTCTTTTAATTTATGACCTGTTATTTCATTAAATAACAGGTATAAATAATTTTTACAGTCTTCATCTGATTTAATATTGTCTATGGTTATACCCATGCTCTTTTCTTGCATTTCTTTCCATAGGCTTTTATCGCCTCTTAAAGCGGTGCTATGTGTTTTTGGGTCAAATAAATCACCTATATAGTGTAATTTGTCTTGCATATAATTACCTTAATATATTAAAGGCTCATTGTAAAGCCTTATTAATACTAGCCTCCATAGGCTCCGACCGTTGACGGTCTGTCATTCCACCTGCAAGAGTGATAATATTCCGTCTTTATTTGACCTATGCCGCTTGTATAGGTTACTTTGTTTGTACCAGTTCTAACAGCCTCTTTTTTCATCGCTACTATCTGGTTTGCCAATTCCTTCATTTTTTCTAATGCTGTCATTTTCTTATCTCCTTATATTATAAGTATAGGCAATAACCTATATTTTGTCAAGCGTTATATAAAATTATTTTCAAAAAAATACATATTTTTTCCGTTTTTTACTTAATGACTGTATAGTATAATATAGGTTTTGCCCTATACTATTGACTTTTTATAAGAATTAACCTATATTTAATTCATGGAAGGATTAACAATAAGCGAGATGTGCGAAAAATTAAAACTGCCTTATAAGACCGTAGAGGGCAGAATACAGAGGGGGAGGTTTAAGCCGCTAACAAAAGACGCTATATATTCAAAAGACGTATTGCAAAAAATTAAGAATGTCAAAATGGGCAGACCGAAAAAATAATTACTGGACCAATAATAACTTCATATAATGCTCGGTCTTTTCAAGCACCTTATATTTCATACCCCTGTTTAATAATAATTCCTCTTCATCATCACTTGCACTATTAGTCCCTAAATATAAACCTCTTGTACCTTCAGGAACCATTACCTCAAGAAGCATTTCATTAGAATAATTAGAAAGAAATTCTTTTACCGCAATATCCTTACTTACTGATGTACTCATAAAAGATTTATATTCATGTACTTCATTAATATTCCAATTAATATAATGTTTTGCTTCTGTTCCCCGAAAAACAATCAGATCGTTTTGAACTGTTGCTGAATTCATAATACCGTCAAGGTTTTTTATGTGGCTTTCTATTTCTGGCGATTTTATTTTACCGCTAAAAAGATCATTATTTATTTCTGTATATCCAGTATCTGAATAATTGTCTATACTCCCTTTTTGCGCCGGTGTAAATCCGCTGTATAATGAATTGCTTTGTTCTTGTAGTTTATTTTTTATTTCTTCTGTTACAACATTAAAATTGCTATCTGTCGTCTTCAAGTTGTCATCACCCATATCTTTACCGCAAATAGGACACTCAGCATTTTTCATTTTTGAATTGAACGCTCTACCGCAATATGGACACAGCCCATCATGGATTGCTTCAAGCATATCTTTCTGTTCCTGCGTACCTTCGATAATACCAAGCTCTTCCGCCATTTCTTCTTTGAAGGCAGCCATAATTTCTTCGTCAGTTTTCAAGTGAGGCCGCAAAACACAACCGCAATTTGGGTGAAGGGGACAATCAATATCATTGCCTTCATCGTCTACCAAATTGTTCACGTCATAAGGACCGCCAGCCGCCAAATGCTCACATCGGCAAGATTGAGCGTCCCTGCCTTTTTCCATAACCCAATCCATCATGCCGTCAGATATTGCACTGTTTTTTGCTATGTCCTTTTGTTCGTCAGATAACATACTAGCCATTTCGGTACGGGCTATTCGTATAGCCCGGTAATCCAGTCCAGCTTTACCGAGCCGGGACGCATATTGTTTTACCGCCGCTGGCAGACGCGGAGTTCCTCGTTTCGTGGTCTCAGACATTTTTTGACTAACCCAATCTTTAGCGTCAGGCTGCTTTAATAACGCTTTGGCAGCGTCGCTCCCCGGTTGCAGTCCGCCATGCTCTGCGAGATACTGCCGTTTCCACGCTTCCTTGCGTCCTTCTTCTGTATCTGGGAACATTCCTTTCCAGCGCCCTACTACTTTCTCACCGCCATTTGGGTAATTTATAAAAGTCTCAAGGTCTCCTGCAATATCCTTCACGTTACGCCCTAAAGCTCTGCCGCCCTGAACAACGTCCAAAACCATCTGCTCTTGTTCCTCAACTGCCTTCCATACCTGAGAAGATAAATCGGCTCGTTTGCGGAATTGGTATTCCAACGGTAAATCAGTCCAAACAATTTTCCCTGTTTGCGGATCTCGATAATAACCCGCCATGCCTTTTGACGACATACCGTATCCCCAGCCTCGCCCCGGAAGAATAATTGTTTCCCCTATTGGTTTTCTTGGGGTTCTGTCGTTTTTTTGTTTTGTATTCTCAAAATAGTTTCTTTGCTTAATCAGTATCCCCAATTTCTCCGCAAGAGACGCTTCCATGTCCTCTTGCAGTTTCCTCGCCGCCATTACTGGTTTTGCGCCTTCTTCCCTGATAATGTGGTCAATCTGTCTTGCGAGTTCTTCTTTGGGATAGGTTATCATTCCCTGCTCGGCGTACTGTTTGACCAGAGGGATAACCAGTTCACGAGTTGCGGCACGGATACGGCGGATCGATTCCGCTTCCGCATGGGCGGCGGCTTGACTGAGTTCTTTCTGTTTTTTAAAATACTCGGTACGGGTCATTTTCTCCAATGTTCTATAATTTGATTATTTTACCGCCGACTTTAGTTACTGTTTTCATATTTCCATCTCTATAATAAATTATTTCTTGTTCAATTCCCCCAGCTTTATTAATTTCATCAATGCGCTTGTTATAAATAGAAATGCCAATTAAAAAACACATAAGAGGAATTCCACAAAAAACTGCTATCAATTCCAATACTAAAAGCATTTAAAACCCTCCCATATCAAAAGCCGGCTGCCCTACTTTACTGGAATGTTGAACAATCATCTCATTAAGCCCAGTCATTAAATGCTCTGCGTCCTCTGCTGGGAACTCAGGGTACAACTCTTTCGTGAGATAGAACGCCCCTTCTGGTGATATTGCTCCGTTTCCCATAAGCGGAACTATAGCTGAAGCGTAAGAACCCATAATCTGCGCTTTCTGTGTTTCTGATAACAGAGAGATATTACCCCACTGGATAGATACTTGGGGCGGCTGGGTGAAGTGCATAAAAGCGAGGATTGTGAGGGACTGATTAACCAGTTCCTGCGTGCCTTTGGTAAGTTCTCGTCTGATTCCTTTGACGTGCTCCAGCGCAAGCAGTCTGTCGGTCTCTGTAGAAGCGTGATTTCCTGTCGCTATTCCGCCGAAGAACAGTTCAGGAGTACCGCTTCCTTTCATAATTTTTCTCTCGTTATCCTGAATAGCGGTCGTATGCTGTGTAGTCGCGTCGCTATTCAGAAATAAAAATTGCGTGGTGTCTCCGTCTTGATTAACAAACATTCTGCTGCCAAAAGGATCAAGAACAAAGTCTTTATTACCTCTTTCACTTGGCGGAGTATTATTTGTTATCCATGTTGCCACATTGTTTTTTATGGATTGAATTATCTTTGGCTCAAAATCTGACAATATTTCATCGCGCTTGTATGCAATATCATGTGTAGATTTAAGCCAGCGGAGTACTCGTCCAAGAACACTGTTGCCCCGCCATTCTCCCTCATAGCAGTTATGCCCGAACGGAACAGGCATAAAACCGAATGGATTTTTGTATTGAACGGATTTATTTATTCCGCCTTTCCATTCCTCTGTGATAAGTGTTCGGGTTATATGTCTTGTTCTTGTAGTGTATGCGGTATTTATTTGACCTTTGCTGTATTCAATTTGTTCCTCAATCCATAACTCGGCAATTTCTCCTGTGTCAACATCAATAATTATTTGCGTAATACTTGAATCGGGTATAGTCTCCCATACTAGCCTGTGAAGTTTGTCGCTCCACCTTGCCCACCGCCACGCCGTTCCTTGAATAAGCATTGTCCCGACCATGACAGGGAACTCATCAACGATAAGGGGATTAAGTTCTTTGATTAACCTGTCATCTTGTTCTTGGTCTGGAATAACGCCCGGTACTCCTAATAGATTTTTAGGTACGTCAATCATTCCGCCGACTAGGTATGAAGATAAGGCGAATTCTTGATTGGCTCCTGTATAGATACCCTTGAGCAGTTTCTCGTTGGCGGCAAAACCGCCTTTCATCTTCCGTGGCGCCGGACGTATTGTGTATTCGCCCTGCTTTGATAAATCTCTATCTTTCGGGTTCTTCCAAATACCCGAAAACTTTGTTACGGCGTTTTTGAAAATATTAGCCATGTTTCCCCTCCGTCAAATTCTATCTGCTACCATGAAAGAAAGTGATAGCTTCCTCGTTTAAAACTTTATCCTTTTTAAATTCTTCACGCCGCAGAGATGCCGCAGAATCAGGAGCATCGTCGTACACGTTACTGTCCGCTTTCCATTCTAATATCTGATTCATGTACTCAGGATCGGTATCTTCGTCCCAAAGTATATCACACCATACCTCATAAAGGAAAGTAGATATTTTAATACTCTTATTCATACTCTCGGCATAGGTTTCGCAATTCAATCCATAACCTGATAAATCTTTCGCCAAATATCCCTTGTCCGCGTTGCTTTCCATGATAATTTTTGAACAGTGAAATTCATTGTACTTTTTAATTATAAAATCATACCAATCCTGTACGTTACCTTCAAACACCCAGCCTATGCCGTGAGTCTTTGACATAATTGTAAGAGCGCAGGTATCCTTTCCGCCGTACGCAGCGTCTATGTGGGCTATAACTTTTTCGGTTCTCCATGTCTCCTTGTCAAAAGTCTCGTACTTCGGCTCTTTGAATAACATATTTTCATCGGAAATTATTTTTAACTCGTAATTGATAGCCCATAAAAAAGGAGTGAGACGTTTCTTTTTTTCGTTTAATTCCTCTTTAGGGATAAAAGTATTGTATTTTGATTCTGGATATTTCTTAACTTCTGTAAATTTCTCGATAACGTCCCAGCCGTCACCATTAGCCCATTTTGTACCAAGCCAGATAGACAACGCTCCGGGGTCTACAATGTTTCCCGCAAGCTCCATTATGCTTTCATTGGTCTTTTCACGTTCAGCCCTGCTAACTTTATCTTTTAACCCTATAATATCATCAGCTATTATTACGTCGGCATGAGCGCCGGTAATAGCGTCATTTATGCCTTTTGCGATAAGGCTCGGCTCTATTGTTAAGTCTTGCTTAAAATTAAAAAGTAATTCGTCTGTTTTATCGGTAGTTTTTTGAGGAACAAATCCGTGGGCAAACGTGAATAAAATTTGCAATTCAGGTTTTTCAAACGCTTTTGACACCGCTTTTATTACTTTACAGGATTCTTCATGTGTTTTTCTCGCAAGCATTATTCTAGTATTAGGATTAAAAAGAAGATAACGTATAATTCCGGTAACAACGACCGAGCTTGTCTTAAAACTTCCCCTGAACGCCATAAGCCCGTGCGAGCCTTTTTCGTCCCAGCATTCTTTGATCCATTCTGAATGTAAGTCTATTAATTTCTTATAGCCGATTAGCCGCCCTAAGAGATGAGGATGGTGTTTTATCCTGCGGAGCCAACTATCAATTGTTTTTTCGTTTAGCTCTTGTCTTTTGACCATTTGTTCTTGCTTTTGGCTCCTCTTTTTCGGAAAATATCATGTTCAATTTTGACATAGTTTCGGCGGATATTTCATTTATTCCCACTTTTATAGTTTTATCCGGCCTGCCAAAAGCCCTATTCATAAGAATTTCTGAATTAGTTAATTCTCCCCTATCCATATCTGATGTCATTGCTTTTAGGAAAATTAAACTTAACATAGGCGGCTTATCTTTCTTATCTTTAAGTATTTGCTGTATTTCATCTGCGTCATATAAAATTATACTGGAAATAAAAGCTCTAATATCATCTAGCGATGCTTTTTCTCTGATATATTTTGCAAACGCATTAGGTCGCCTGCCATTATTCTCAGGCTGATTTTCCGATGAGAACTTTTTCCCCCTCTCAAGGTTTTTAAGAGACTTTTTACTCACTGCCATAGTATCGTCGCTTAATCCTCGTTTTCCGACTTATGACAAGTATACACTTAATTTTTAAAATGTCAAAAGAATTGCGTTTTTTAACATTTTTTCGCTTTACAGACCGTTTCCAAAATGCCTTAAAACCTACCTGTAGGTACGTTTAACGGGTTTTCTGGGATACGCCTATATCTTTTATGGTTTTATGCCGATTTCTACATTTTCCGCAAGTACAATTCTTTGGAATAACCGCCTGAGCGTGAAGTCATCATCTTCAAAAATTCCTCTTTTGAGATATCGGTAAGGCGGAATATCTCCTCAGGTTTCATTCCCAGTTCTTTGCTAATCTCTTTTACCGATTTTCCCTGATCCAAAAGCCGCTTTACGATGTTTTTCATTGGCTCTAATAAATGCGTTCCCCTCGCGCGATTATGGGTTACAGTTCCGTATATATCCTCGGCTTCGTCTTTGTGTTTGACTATCACCCTCGGCACTAGTCCGCCCAATGTTTCAAAAAGCGTCTGTTTGTATCCCTTCGGTATGAATTTCCAATCAGGTCCCGCTACCGTCCAGCGGTGGTATCCGTCAATAATGGTTAAATCCGGGCGGCAGACTATGGGAAGCGTCCAGCCGTTGCTGAATATAGATATTGTTAAAAGTTCAAGGTTCTCTCTGGATACCTTGTTGGGGTTGTAATTATTCGGCTTTAACAAGTTTCTGTCTACCCATTTCAAAGTAGACAGCGGCGCCAAAAGTTGGTTGTAATTTGGTTGTAAATCAGTTTTAAGTTTTTTTTCCATTGTTTTTCTCCTTTTTGCTTTCTTTTGTCCAATCGCAGTTTATCTGCGTTATAATTGCACGGAGCGTCCGCTGTTTCGGATCTCCCGCTACCAGACAGTCATACATTGTCCTGTATACCCTTTCGCTGATATTTGTGCCGTATTTTATCAGTACCTTTATTATCTGATTGGCGTTGTATAACGAGCTTTCCATGACAAAATTCTTTTTGGGGTTGTTTAATAGCTTAAAAACTTCCGCTTTATAATTCTTTTTTCCTTCCAGTTCCTTGCGGTTTCTTGTTGAATGCCGGAACAATTCGCTGTCCCAATAAAGAGCCGCAAGATAGGCGTTCGGCTCTCTGCGGATAATTCTGTCCATTAAATCGGGGTAGTATTCGTTCATTTTTACCAGAGATTTCGCTGTGTCTATGCTGAAAAACTGCGATACCCTGAGCTGGTTTAACCTTATTCCTACCTGATACATATACAGATAAACTTCGGGGATATCGATTTTCTGTTCGTACAAGTACCGCCAAACATCGGAGTCTTTCCAGTCGTAAATCGCCCAGACCATGTTTCCCCTTGCTAATCCTTTTTTGGCCGAAAAGGAATGCGTTACGAATTTTAATCTTTGCAGGGATTCCGCTATCCTTACGCCTGTAATGCAAATACCGTCGGCGTTGTGCCTTTCAAGAAACTGCTGGTATCTGTCTACCCTTCTTTTGCATACGGGGTGGTCAAATACGGCGAACTTCGGGGGGCGGCGCACCCATACGTCCTTTTTTGTGCTGTCCCAGCAGATAAAATATTCATCCTGTTCAAGAAGGTTAAAGTATGAGTAATGGCGCACCTCAAGGCAGAACCAGTTAAACTTGCCGCCGGCAAGCAGTATCTTTTTACGCCATTCATAGACCTTCTGGATAACGCAGTCGTACATCGCTTCTTCATCGATGAACTCGACAATCATCATTTTAGGGTCTATCTTTCCCTCAGCCGCCAGCTTCAGTATCAAGTCCATTAAGCACAAGGAGTCTTTTCCCCCTGAAAAAGAAACGTAAACTTTTTTCCCGTTGGAAAAAGCGTTAATTATGCGCTGCCGTGCGGCTTCTACTACGGTTCTGCTGCCCTCACGTTTTACAACCATATTTCTTTTCCGCAGTGGGGGCAGATAATAGGCTTCTTTTCTGTTTCTTCAGTATTTTCTTGGACAGTTTCGTCCGGGGAGCCGTCTCCCTCTTCATCGTTCGCGCCGGCATGGGCTTCTATATCGGCGATGTTCTCCGCGGTAGCCTTTCCGTAACCGTCAAGAGCCTTCGATATTTCTTCCGAAGCGGCGTTTATGGAGTTTAATATATCGTCATCAAAGCCCGGTATGTCAAAGTCTCCGGCAAGCTCGTTTATGAGTTCCTGTATATTTTCAAGATTATCAACGCCGAGCCCCGCCGTTTTATTGTCCGCCATCATCAGTTTCTTTTTTTCGTTTTCCGAAAGATCGTATAAAATAACCGCCCAAACTTTTTTGAAACCTTCAAGCCTCATGGCTTCCACTAAACCGTTCCCTGCCAAAACAAGATAATTTTCATCGATGACGGCGTTTTTATACTGCCCCCATTTCTTTAATGAGCGCCGTATCTCGTTTATCTGTTTTTCGGGGTGCATGCGCGTATTTTTTTCAGGGGTTTTAAGAAGCGATATGCTGACTTCTTTGCGTTCCTTTCTCATTTGGCGCCCCGCTGTTTTTTCTTTTCGGCGAAATGCCAGGCGATTGCGAAAAGCACCGCACCGATTACTATGTAAATCCGGATTGACGCCATAAGCGTCCAAACGCCGAGAACGCCCATCGGTATAAGGAACTGCCATAACCCTACAAGAGCGATGTTTACGCAAAGCCCCAGTTTACGCCCGAATGTGATATATATGCTGTAAAGGAATGAGGATATGGTCGATACCGCTACAAGGAAAATCAAAAACGCCTTGATTATGTTAAGTACCGGGTTAAAATGCGTCCACGCCAAAAGGAATGTAAATGTCAGATAAGCCCCGAACAGCAGACCGCCGCAGACGAAGGCGCGGCGTATGTTTATTTTCTTTACGCCTGTCTCGTTCTTGTCGTTGTAATCCAGTATCTCGAAAAAATACGGATACAGGAACGGTCCCGGTATCAGCAG